ACTATCATCCTGATTTTAAATTACCTAATGGTATTAGAGTAGAAACGAAGGGTAGGTTTGTAGCAGCTGACAGAAAAAAACACCTGTTAGTTAAGGCTCAAAACCCCAATTTGGATATACGATTCGTATTTTCCAATTCTAAGAACAAAATCACAAAAAGCTCTAAAACCACCTACGCAGATTGGTGTGATAAGAATGGTTATAAGTACGCAGATAAAGAAATACCAGATTATTGGTTTTTAGAACCATAAAAAGTTGGTAATATCAAATATTTGTAGTATATTTGTGATGTGTTAAGTAGCAATGATAAAAATAAGGTAATTAATGCCCTTACTAATGTATTGGGCCATGGTCTTACGTTGAGAGGCAACGAATTGGCATTCCACTGTCCATTCTGTAATCATCATAAGCCGAAACTCCAAGTCAATACTGATTCTCAAAAATGGCATTGTTGGACGTGTAATAGTGGTGGTAAAAAATTAACATCTTTATTAAAAAAGTTAGATGTTGATAGAAAGACTATTTCTATTATTAGAGAAATCTATGGTGATAGTAATTATAACCCACAATTAGAGGATGCCGATACAAAGGTGTTCATTCAATTACCAAAGGAATTTGTATCGCTTAGTGAGTCTCCTAAAGGGTTTAATCCTGAATATAAACATGCTATGTTCTACCTTACTCAAAGAGGTATTGGTATGAAAGAAATAATAAAATATAATATTGGTTATTGTAAAGAAGGTTTGTATAGTAGAAGAGTTATTATACCATCATATGATTTAAATGGTCAATTAAATTATTTTATTTCTCGTTCATATTATACTGAAGAGAAAATGAAATATAAAAACCCACCTATCAGTAAAAATATTATAGCATTTGAATCACAAATTAATTGGAATGAACCAATTATACTTTGTGAGGGTGTATTTGATGCAATTACAATAAAAAGAAACGCAATTCCATTATTAGGTAAATTCCCATCCAAACAATTGGTAGAGAAAATCTTTATGAGTGGAGTTAGTGATATTGTTATTTCATTAGATAATGATGCTATCAATGAAGCGCTTAAAGCAGCGGAATATTTTAGAAAGCAAGGTATAAATGTTAAGATGATGTATCTTAGAGATAAAGATGCATCTGATATGGGATATGAAAAATTTTATGAAGAATTAACGAAAACCAAAGAGTTTTCATCCGAAGAATTACTATTAAACAAAATAAATAGTTTATGAAAAGATTAAAAACAATCTACCACATTGCCGATGTACATATTCGTAATGTACAAAGACATAAAGAGTACAGAAAAGTATTTGAAACAATGTTTGAAGAAATCCGTAAAAGAGGAACGGAAAATTCACTTATCTATTTAGCAGGTGATATTGCTCACGCTAAATTAGAATTATCTCCCGAATTAGTTAGAGAGATAAGTTGGCTATTTACAGAATGTTCAAAACATTGTGAAACTATCCTTATCACGGGTAATCACGATTGTAATATGAACAACTCTGATAGATTGGATGTACTTACTCCAATTGTAGAAGCCCTAAATCTACCAAACTTTACTTACCTAAGAGATACTCAAGTATATTCTATTGGTGGAATCGATTTTGGTGTATTCAGTATCTTCGATGATAAAAAGAATTGGCCAAAAGCTGATACATTATCGGGCAACAAAAAGATTGCGTTATTTCACGGACCTGTTGATAACTCACAAACTGATATTGGATATGTAGTATCTTCACGTCATTTTACAACCGATATGTTTGATGGTTATGATTTAGCACTATTAGGTGATATCCATAAAAGGCAAACTATGATTTCTCCAAGCGGATGTAAAGTAGTTTATGCTGGTTCGTTAGTACAACAAAACTTTGGTGAAAGTTTAAATGGACATGGATTCTTAGCTTGGGATTTAGATTCTATGAAATACGAAGGAATTGATATTCCAAACGAATATGGATATTATACATTGGATATTGATAATGGAAAAGTTCCAATCGTAACTGATATGCCAAAAAAACCTCGTTTAAGAGTTCGATTATCAAATACCGATTCAGCTGATACAAAAAAGGTAATTACTGAAATTAAAATGCGATATGGTGTTGAAGATTTTACAATTATTAGAACCGATTCATTTAATAAACAAAAGACTGGAAATAGATTGAGCAAATTGGATTTTGAAGATGTAACCGATATCAATCATCAAAATACATTGATAAGAGAATATGTTCAGAGAATGATGCCGTTTACAACTACTGAAGATTTGGATGCGTTAGAAGGTGTTAATAGAGATATCAATAGTAGAATAACACAAGAAGAAATACATAGAAATATTCATTGGAAACCAATTAAATTTAAATTTAGTAATATGTTTTCATATGGTGAAGCTAATAAAATTGATTTCCAAAAAATTGGTGGATTGATGGGATTATTTGCACCAAACGCAGCTGGTAAATCATCTCTATTTGATGCTATTTCATTTTGTTTATACGATAAATGTAGTAGAGCTTATAAAGCTCAAAATATTATGAATAATCGTAAATCAGATTTTGAGTGTGAACTACACTTCCAAGTTGATGGAATTGATTTCTTTATTAAGAGAACCGCAAAAACTATTAATAAAGGTAAAAATGTTAAAGTAGATGTTCAATTTTGGAAAGAAGAGGGTGGGGTTATAACATCCTTAAATGGAACGGAGAGAAGAGATACGAATATCGTAATTGAACAATATGTTGGTAAGTATGAAGATTTTGTATTGACTGCATTATCATTACAAGGTAATAACTCTATATTCATTGATAAATCCCAAAGCGAGAGAAAAGATTTACTTGCTCAATTTATGGGATTGAATGTATTTGATAAATTATACGAAACAGCTACCGAAGATATTAAAGAGGTGGCAGTTCTTATTAAAAACTTTAAGAAAACTGATTTTACATCTGAATTAGCAGAAAAAGGATTAGAAAGACAAACCAAAAAATCAGAACTAAGAGGATTTGAAAAAACATTAGAAAGTAGAACAATAGATGTAACGGACTTATCTGATAGAATATTAGGATTAACAAAAGAGCTAGTGCCAGTAGATGGTAATTTAGATTTAGAAATATTAGAAAAGAAAAAGAATGATATTGGTAGGGATATCTTACATACACTTTCAGAAGAAAAACTTAAAAAAGAAAAATTAGATGGATATACTCAATCTATATCTGAAATTTCAAAATCAATTGAAGAAACAAAGTATATTAACGAACAACCAATTGAAGAAGCTAAGAAAGAATGGGATATACTAAAAGGTGAGATTAATAATACCGAACGTTATATTGCATTAGTAGAACAATCTTTGGAATCAAATAAAGAGAAGTTATCACATTTAGCAGAGCATGAGTATGACCCTAATTGTAACTTTTGTATGAACAATGTATTCGTAAAGGATGCAAAAGAAACTGAAAAGAAAGTTGAAGAGCAAATGGCTGATTTGGAAGAGATGCATGGTAAATTAAATTCTTTGATTAACCAAGCTAGCCGATTAGCAGATGTGGATGAACAATGGGATGAGTTAGTTGATTTAAAATCTAAATATCAAAAAGCAATTGTAATCAAAGAAAAAACAATTGCAGAATTAAATGGATTCATAACTCAACAGCAATTATATGATAATCAGTTGGAGCAAGTTAAAGTTGATATTCAAAAATATCACGATAACGAAGATACTATTAAACGTAATAAACAAATAGAATCTCTAATAAATGGATTGAATAAAACCAAAAGTGAGATTGAATTAGAAATCAAATCAATCAATAAAGATATTGCAGGCTTAAATGGCTCTATTTCTTCATTAGAATCGTTTATAGAAGGGATAAAGCAGAAGATGAATGATGTTAAGGATTTAGAAGAAAAGAACCGCCTATACACCTATTATTTAGATGCAGTTAAGAGAGATGGTATTCCATATGAGTTGATTTCCAAAGCAATGCCAGTTATTGAAAATGAAATCAATAATATATTAGGACAGGTTGTTGATTTTAGTATTGTAATGGATATCGATGGTAAAAACATCAACGCAAAAATCGTTTACGAAGACCAAGAATGGCCATTAGAAATGTGTAGTGGTATGGAGAAATTTGTAAGTGGATTGGCTATTAGAGTAGCACTTATTAACATATGTAACCTACCCCGTCCAAACTTCTTAGTAATTGATGAAGGATTTGGTACATTAGATGCAAACAACTTATCATCGCTATTTATGATGATGCAATATTTGAAAACTCAATTTGATTTTATTTGGATGATTTCTCATTTAGAACAAATGAGAGATATCGTAGATGGATTAATAGAGATTAAAAAAGTAGATGGATTTAGTAAGATTGACTTTTAACCTTATCAGCTCTTAACACACCCGCTTGAGGTTTAGTTACACCAACGTGTTTCTTAATTAAGTTTTCAACCAAGCTACCCATCTTAAACCCGTGTTCTTCGCAATAATTTTTGAGAAGTTCATGGGTTTCTTTTTTTATTTGAATCATTGAATATTTCATAACTTTATATTTCTTTAGTTTTTATTAGTTTTCTTTATATAAATATGAGTTATTTATTTTTTAGAGATATTTATTAGTATAAAATATTTCAAATACAATGGCATTAATACAAAAAACATTATTTGGTGAAAATTTAGATAGATACAATACGTTTGTACAAGATACTGATACCAATAGTAAATATTTTAAAATAACGGAATTACCTGATACGTTTACAGGTGGTAAAAACGCATTTCTTATACAAGGTTCAGAATACTTAGTAGCAGATACTTTAATTAAAATTGAATTAAAAGATTCATCTGGCAATATAATCTATCACGAACCAGGAGAAGGATACTTTTCATCATCATTAAACGATGAAAGTGGTAAAGCCATTATAACTGAATATTATGAAGGTGTTTCTAAAGTAGTAGCAGTTTATGTATATCCAGAAACCGCATTTGGTCCCTGTACTCTTACAATATTAGGAGAACTTTCTGAATATGATAATAATGGATTACTTACACCAATCCCGGTAAATTGGCAAGGACAATATAATGTAAAGTGGCAAAAACAAATTAATGTTAATCCATCTTTATCGAATACTACAAAGATTAGATTTTACCAAAGACCAGTTGTAACAATTAATGAAATAATATCACCAATTTTTAGAATAGAAAATGGTGTAAAAATAAATTCAGGAATCAACCAATCATTTGCAAACATTAAACTTTCAAAATTAGAAACATTTGCAGGTGATGTTAAAAGAGTAAAAGTATTTAGAACTTCACAAGGTGATATATCGGATTTTGATTTAATACAAGATATATTAGTTGAATCAAAAGAATTATTAACAACTACCGAATTATCAGGAAGTGTAGTTGGAAATACAGGAATATTTACATCAGAAACACTTAAAAACTTTTGGAATACGGGTTCGTTAAATACAGAACTTACATCTAGTCGAATTGAAAGTGGAGTTAAATTAACGGGTAATGGTAATTTTAGATATACATCATCGTTAGATTTAAAAAGCGCAAATACTTATGAATTAAATTTAGATGCGTTTTACTCATCATCTACATCAAGTAATTTAGGAATATATATAAGTGGTTCGGATGGAGGTAATGTTTTAATTAGTACATTAAATGGAATAACTCCTACAAAAAATCTATTAGATACGGTCATTCCATTTAAATTAGATTCTAATTTTCAAAGTGGTTCTTTATATTTTTCACAATCACAGGGTGAATGGCATGTTGGAAATATAAGTTTAAAACTTTCTGAAGATACTGCATTTTCACCAGATGAGATTTCATTCATTACTACAATGCCGACGGTAATTGGAAATGAAGATTTTAATTTTAAATTTGAATTTTATGATGTAAATAATAATTTTGTTCCCGTATTAGTTACTGGTAGTGCAAATTTTACCGGAGGCTCTAATGCAATTACAAAACTATTAACATTTGAATCAGATAGAACCGCATTTAGATTTTCAACAGGTTCATTTGCCAATCCACCAAACCAATCTGTGGGATTTAAAACTATAAAAACAAATTTTACAGGCTCAATAACATATGCATCATCTGCATTTGATGTTGGTGGTACTTATATTCAACCATCTTCATACGCCGGAACTTATCCAGGTGCGTTTGTATCTCAAAATGATAATGGTGCGCTTTTAAATATAGCTAGTTTTAGTGGAAGTGTTGCAACTGTATTGGTTGGTTCAATTGTTTATACTGCATCTTGTGAAGGATTTCAGGAATTTGAAACAATTTATAGATTTGAAGATGGCGATAATGCGCCAGGCGTTTTTGTAACTGCAAATACTAATCAATTTATTTACAAAGCAACCGACTTATCATTAAACCCAACAGGACAAGTTATAACAATAGAAGCTAAGCGAAAAAACTTAGCATCGGCAACAACTCCATTGACCGTAAATTCAGGTAGTGGAAAACCACCATTAACATTGGTATCTACAAATGCAACCAATGGTGTTGATACATATTCATTAGCAGGTTCAACTTATCCATTTGGAACAAACGAAACCATTTATTCTATTTCAGGTTCTGACCAATTTGGAAATGAATTTTCAGACGCAATTAAAATAA